TAAACAATACCCGTAGTCTTCTCGTATCTAAAGCCTACTGTACGTCCTGTAGCGTTGCCTGAGAAGCGGTCTTTAAGAATCCTTATCAAACCTTTGTTCCGCTCGTCTGGGTCTTCATGTAATGTGTTTCTTTCAATACCGAACATCGTCTGAGCCCATCGCATAATAGCGCGAGAACCTGTAAACTGTGCTTGCTCCGTCTTGCCTCCTGCCTCATGGCTTGGACCTGACTTTGGAGGATTTAAGTGAGATACAAGTAGTATCCAAATATCTAACTCCTTAGCAATACCTGCTACCTCAGCCATCAAAGCATCTAGGTTTCTTCTCTCGTCTTGAGCATGAGCATTTAGGGCAGTAAGGTTGTCGATGTAAAATATACGACAGCCATAGTTGTGACGCATGTATCTGATCTTGTCACTTATTGTCTCCCAATCGTTAGCACCAAAGTTATCAAACATAAATAGGTTACCATTAATAGCCCCTACCGTCTTCAGGAGTTTGTCGTTGTCTCTCTCCTCGTTGGGTAGGTGGTAGTGACACCCATCTATCTTTCCTGCTGTCCTTAGTAGTGTCTCTTTGGTACTCTGCTCAAGCATGAACGTAGCTACTTTCCATCCCTGTTGTACGTCAAAGGCAATCTGACTCATTACAAAGTCAGTCTTACCGATGCTGACCCCTGCCCCTACCACTATCACATCTCCGAACCGTCTACCGTAAAGGTGAGAAGTCAGCCTAGTGTAGTAATAAGGGAAACCTATTGTTATAGGCTCTGCTACTGTGTCTAGTAAGTCAGCAGGGGTAACGATGTCATCTGGTTTAAACTTCTCAGCATTGTAGAAAGTATTAACAACCCCTGCTTTACCCTTGTAGAGTAAGACCTCATTAGCGTCTTTGTAATCAGCATGTCGTATAATACGAATCTTGTCAGCAGGGAGAATACTTACTACATCCTCTACTGCTTGCCTTCCTGCATCGTCATTATCAAACCATAAGTACACCTCGTCATAACCTGAAATCCAATCTAGGTGGTTTGATATTTCTTTCTTAGCAGCCGAAGCTCCATTCTTCAATGAGATCACTGGGTACTTGCCATCGAATGCTGTCGCTACCGACAAGGCATCAATCTCACCCTCTGTAATCACTAGCTTCTTACCCTTGTTACTCCAAAGCTGCTGTCCGAAAAGTAGTGCCTCTTTAGCTTCTCCAATAAACTTAAAGGTCTTGTCGGAGTACCGAAGTTTCTGAGCAACTATCTCCTTGTCTTTGTTGAAGTAGTTGGCAACTTGGCAAAGGCTACCATTCTTGTCATACCCAATACCATAGCGGTACTGTTTGGCGATAGCCTCTGGGACTTTTCGTTTGCCTAAGTCCTGAAAGGTATACTCTAGTAATGCCATAGGGACATTCTTTCGATGTTTACTAGGAGCTTCCCTAGTAGAATCTCCTTTATCCCAACTACGACAGGAGAAGCAATAGGAGCTACCTGTAGAATATACAGCCCTAGCATCTGAGCTACCGCAATCATCGCAATTAGTATGATACTGAAACTCACCGTTGTCTTCATGTCCCATCTCCATCTTCTCCTAAGAATGCTTCTTCAACGTCATCGCCCCACATATCGTCCCATATCCGAGAAGCCTTGTCTTGTGCTTCCGACACATCCATGTCAGCATTCTCGTACATTAGGTCACTCATTACCTCGGTTATAAAATCAATCTTTTTCATTGTGCTTCCTCTAAGATTACATCGCACCTTGGGTTCTCTTTATCGACTCCCCCAAACTTAAATACAATCTCATGTATGTAGTTGTAGTTGTCGTCTTCAAGAATACCTAATTCCACTAGGGCATCATGCGTGAACTTGGTGATTACACTACCGATATTATCAATATCAAATACCCTCTTGGTGGGGTAGTAGATGTAGTATGTCACCTTGCAAGTCCCTGTCACTGGGGTAAGTCCTCGTACTGTGTCGCCTACTTCCAGTTTGAAAGTCTTCTTAAGTTGGTTGTTAAGTTGAAACTGCCAGTTACGGTAGCCATTGAGATTTAGGTAATACATCTTCTTCTTGCGAAGTCCTACCTCTAACCTAATGGGTACTGAAAACCTCTGAATCTTTATGTCTTCCATAAGCTTCCTTGAAGCCCCCTAACAAGCATAGCCTGAAAGGGGGGAGTCCGTTTAAGTTAGAAGTCGTCTTCACTTCCCATTGAGTCGTCAGAAGCTGCTGCCTCGAATCCATCCTCGTCATCGAAACCGTCAGCACCACCACCATTAAACTCAACAAGCTCAATAATCTGCATCTTAGTCCAAATCATTGAGATACCTACCTCTTTGGTATTAGCCATATAGTAGGGGTTGGCGTATACGACTAAGCGAACAATCGAACCGTTACCAACAAGCGGTACTGTCTTCATTGGGTTACGCTTGGCATCTACAACAGTGATAGTACACTGGTCACCTTTCTCCTTACGGATGTCGATGTCTTTTAGCTTCGCCTTGAAGATAATTTTACCAGTAGGGTTGCCTTCTTTATCAAACTCCTCGGTAAATACATCTCGTACCTTAACTTGCTTACCCTTAGCAGGACCAAAGGTTTCTACGGCTTCGCTATAGGCTGTGTCTCGTAGCTCCTCAAGACGCTCAACGAATGCTGCTACAGCAGGGTCGTCAGGGTCACAAGCTAAGGAAGTCGATAGGTCACCATGCTCGTTATACATACGATCAGGGGTTACTACCTTACACCAAACTGCTTCCCCTTTTGGGGTTGTAATATTCATACCTTTAACTGCAAAGGGTTTTGTATTTTTAATAGCCATTAAACTTTCTCCTTTAAGAATCTTTAAGACTATCTTAAAGACTACTACTACAACTACTATCTAAAGTTAATAGTTTAAAGCAATCTTTAAGTAGTCCCTAATCGGGTTTTATCTATAATGTCTTTTCTTTTAAAGTTAGCTGAAAATATACATACTATCAGCCACCTCTTTGAGGTCTAGCGTACCTATCATAACATCTTCTGCTGTCTTGTCAAACTCTGGATGTACCTGCTCCATAAACTGCTTTAGTGGTTGTTGTCCAAAGAGCTCTATGTAAGCCTCCCTAACTCGTAAGTTCAAGTTAGCCACTTGGTTTACTGGTACTCCGTAAGAGTCATGTATGAGATGAAAGTTTTTACAGCCATCCTCCTTTAGTTTTAGTACAGTTAGAGCGAGTAAAGCAGCATCTAAACTGTGTATGTAGTTAGGGGCAATACCATTAACCATCTTCTGTGTATTCAAAGCAGGTATGGTACGTCTTATTGACAACTTACCTACTGGGGTTGTAATCCTCTCAGCAGTCGTCTTGTGTAGTTTCTGTAGTACTGGAAAGCGAGTAATAGGGGTTGTGTAAAATACCCACCGTCCATTCCTCACAACATCCTGTGTAACCTCCTTAAGAAACTCCTGTCCCACCCTAGCCCCCTTCACCACTTCCGCTATCGCTCTGTCGTTTAGGTCAGTGAGTAGTTTAGCTGCTAACCATACTTCCCCTACCCAAAACTTCCTGTTATTGTTCTCCATACTCTGAAACTCTAGTTTGTTTTGCTCAAACATACCAAACTTCGTCACTGAGTAGGGCTGTGTCATCGTATTACGCTTTGTTAGCCCTCTAGTCACCTTACCCCTAAGGCTATTCGCTAAAGCTTGCGTAGAAGCCTCATGGGACTTCCCATCCGAAGTCTTATAAAGCAGACTCTTGAAGTAGTCACCTGATTCTAGGTATCCATTGACCTTATCAGCTACTCTCTGGTAAATGTCCTGTCGGGTAGTACCAATAACATTGACTGCCTCTGCGCCTACCTTGTCAAGTAACAGGCCAGAATAAATCTGAATCCCACTACAAGTAGCATCTAGCGCAATAGGAATGTGACTTTTAAATTCCTTTGGGTTCTTGACATACTCTGCATACTCAAAGCACCAAGCTAGATACAAGAAAGGTTCATCTGCTCCCTTCCATTCCGTTATGTTTCCAAAGGGGTCATCTGCTATCTCAAGGATAGTGTCGTGCATCTCCTTGATCTTGTCAACCCTCTCTTGGTAGGGTAGCTTATCAAACCCATAGCAGTTAGCACCATGAATCAAAAACCACCGTAGCTGCTCCTCGTCTTCAATACTACAACCATCTCTAAATTCTAGCAGGGCTTTTACTTCGCCTTTGCTTTGTGGCTGTAAGTGTTGCTGAATAGGATAGATACGTCCCCTAAAGTCGTACTGGTAACTAAAGTAAAACCCTTCTTCGTCAAGGTACTCCTTAGCATTAAAGAGTACAAGGTTTAGCATAATAGCCTTACCTGTGTTTGAGATCACAATGTCACGTTGGTCTTCAATATCTTTAAAGTACTTACGCATCATCTTGCGGTCAGCAGGTAGTCCCTTGTAACTCCCCTCTGTCTGTATCTCTCCATAGTTATGAATGTTAATAAAGTCTTCAGGTTCTAAGGCTTCATTGTAGGGTAAGTTCCCGTAGAGGTATGGATTTGTATGCGGACTCTCAGGGTCAGTTAAGTTTTCCTGAAATATCTTATCCATTACCTCATACACCTTTCTGTTCACACGCCATGCAGTCCCCTGTAACGTGTTTAGAGTGTCATACAGTGCCTCGGTATCAGTCTTCTCGAAAAAGCCCTTCAGCAGCTTCTTAGAGCCCATCCTGCACTTGATTATAGGTAGCTTGTATATGTCGGTGTTGTAATAACCACCACTACCCTCAAAACTATCCCAATCCTTTGGTCGTGCAAGCAGAATAGGGAATCTCCTATAGTCTAGTAATAGACGCTCTCTTGATTCCAGTACCATCCTAAAACATTCATCCGTATACATAATGTACTGAGTCTTTCGGTCTTTATTGTATACAAGCCTTGTCTCAATAATATTAGCACCCGACTTTATAACTATATCTAGTAGTACCCCTCCAAGGTAGGTAGTAATATCGGTTAAGTCTGGGTCGTTCATAGCCCTCTGTCGTCTAATGATCTTTAGCTTTTCGCGCTGTCTAAAAGCATCGCTACGGGTCTTGAATCGCTTGTCAACGAATGACCCAAAGTTTGTGTCGCTTCTATCTAGCCTCCGAACCAAGATACTATCGTATATTGCTCTATTAAGTTGTTTAACCAGTGAGATAGTCGGGATATGAATCTCTTTGCTAATGCTACGAACGATTGTAGCTAGTATGATAAAGGCTAAGTCTTTAGGTGTCTCTGAAAACTCGATAGCAACAATGTCCCTAGCTGCTTTCATCTTACCCCTAATGTCCTTCTCAAAATACTCTGTTAGCTTTTTGGATACCAACTCAATACTATGTACTAATATCAGTTTACCTTCAGATAGCTCGTCAGCCTGTCCTGACTGAATACGACTGTTTACCTCCTTCATTAAGCGGTTAAAACTGTAATCGTTAGCGTTTAATTCAAGCTGAAGCTGCCTGTCATGTAGCGTCATAGTTTCTCCTCAGTCCTCCTCGTATCTATCAAACAAATCATCCGTATCCTGACACCATTCACAGTCACATGCATCCCCATTAACATCAAAGTCTATCCCACTACCATCACAACAAGGACACTCTGCTGAGTCAAGTAAATTTAAGGCTGTCTGTAAAGCCTCTTTAAGATCTGTAACCTGTACCCGTAGGTCACCTATCCATTGCTTTAGTACTACTTCTTCAGTCATCTTAACTCTCCCCGTTAGCACGTTTGAGATACCAGATAGCTTTCTTTCGGTCTTCGATACTATCCGCTTTCTCTCTCCAAATATACTTGATTGCATTGCCTCGGCAGTACGCCTTAAAACCTTCCTCTCCCAATGCTGCCCTGATTGCTTCAATACACTCAATGCCAGTAGTCGATTGGTAGTGAGGTGGGCTATTGACCATATCAACACTCTCTGAGACGCTTAGAGGTGGTAAAGGCATCCCCATAGCCTCACAAATAGCTTCTAACACATCACTTACTGGGAAAGTCCCCATTGCAGAAGAACACACACTAGAATCTTCTAAAAGCACCCATAAAAGGTCTGGGGTATCAGTATCTAGTTTTGCAACAGTCAACTTCCATTGATCACAACCCGATGCTCCGCTTACTTTAATATTCATACTCCCTCCTAGTTTTTTAATACATCCATTAAGTCTTTTCCAAACTTAGCTTCCCATTCTTCCAAGCCTATCTTATGATCAGCTTGGACAGCAATTCTACTTTTGGTATCGAAAAATCGTCTGTTCTGTTCGCAGTATGGACATGCCCCATGATTCCTGCATGATGAATCAAAAGTACGACTCTTACGATACTTTTGCTTGCGCGTCCGACTCATACTCCCTCCTAGCAATCTAATTCAAAAGTATTTCTGTGCATCTCAGCAACTTCTTGTAGCTTTAAACTCTTAACTAGCCTTGCTCTTAACTCTGCCTTTGTAACTGTGTCTTTTTTGATCTGTCTCCGTAATAAAAAGTTTACAATCAAAAGGTAAATAATAAAGAAAATACCTAAAGAGACTACAGCTCCAAAAATCAAAGCCTCTTGGTAGCTGTCGAGTAGTGTCATTAATTCATTCATTGGTCAGTACCTCCCAACCTACTGGAAACAATGGAGCAATTACATTATCTAGTAACCATGCAAACCTTCTAGCTTCATACTGAGCACCTGTGCCACTCCGTAAGTTAAATACATGAGCGAATGCTAATAGATTACCACTCCAAATAAAATCAACCATCATTGACTGTGGTAGTATCATCCT